AGAGATTGATAAATAGTTATTGAGCTGGACATAGTAGAATCCTTTATAAAAGTGTTATTGTCTAGAGCCGGTGGCTGTTGTCGCAGCGCGATCGGCACTCTTTATTTATAATACGATAACCCTTCAGTGCGCTCGGGTTCTTGACAAGGCTATCATTTGAACATATAATTATGATATGGTAAAGGAGCAGCAATGCAGTGGAATTTAGAGGGTAAGCATATTAGCGCATGGTATCCCTTCGGAGGGTACGATGTCGAGGGTTACGTGGAGAGTAGCAGAGTCAAGTATGGTGGTGGTGTCCAGCATACGTTGGTGCTAGACAAGCTACTGCACATGCCCTGGCGTCATGAGCCAGCTGATCGTTTGCTTATAAACCATGAGCATGTCAATGCCGTGAGAGACCGAAGACCCGTAGAGGACAGAGACATGGGTGACGTATTTCTTAATGAGGCTTATGAGGACTAGTATGAGTATGTGGTACACCGAGAATCAGAACAACTTAGAGCTAGTGCTCAAGAAGTTCAATCAAGCAGTAGAGAAGCGCTTCGAGGAGCATGGGGGCGGCAGTAGCTACGAAGTCGGCTATTTGCACAGCACTCTCATTCATTACATCAAGTACCTGCCCAAAACCAAGCAGAAAGAGCTGATTCGAGACTTTGTGGATGCTGCCAAAAAGCAAGAGCAGCGCATGATGGGGCTAGCATGACCTTCACCCCCGACAAATACAGAGCATTCAAGATGGCCAATACGTTTCTGGGCAAAGCAGAAGACTACGCCATCGTCTGGGATGACCAAGAGGAGTTCAAGCGTCTGTATCGGGACTATCGAGAGCACTACGGTGTCTTAGAGGCCACGCGGAATACGCTACAGCTACTGTACGGGGCCGAGCTAGCCGACAAGCTGCTCAAACACTGCAGTAACCCTTCACTTGACTCGGGTACCTAATGGTGTTAATATATGGGTATGGTAAATAAAGAGGAAACGAAATGAGAGCAAGCTTAAGACAGTCCATCGATCGCGAAGTGCAGGCTAGCAAAGAGATTAGCGTCGCTGTGCAGACTGCGCGGGAAAACGGCGTCACTGATGCTCAGATCATAAGGTATCTGGTCGCTATGCTTGGCCGAGCAGAGGCTGAGATGGGACCCAAGAAGTTTCAGGAATTCCACCCCTTCAATGTAAAGTTCCTAGGCAAAATGAAGCCGTTAGGGGATTTTGTATGAGACAAGAATTTCCCTGGGACGCATTGATTGGATTTGTATGTAGCATAGGCCTAGTAGTACTATGCACGCTTTTGGTAGTAGGTACTCTATAAAGCCTTGGAGTAGACTCGATAGCAGTTGGAGTAGACTCGATAGAAGTTGGAGTAGACTCGATAGAAGTTGGAGTAGACTCGATAGAAGCGACTAAGTTTTTGACTATAGTTTCCAAATCGAGTCTCATCCCTATAAACCCGGTTTATTACGCAACCGGAGTTTTAGCCATACATCGTTACTATTCTATTCAATATAACTATTCTATCTAATAACACTTAACCATACATCGTTACCATTCTATCTAATAACACTTATCCATACATCGTTACTATTCTATTCAATATAACTATTCTATATAATAACACTTAGCCATACATCGTTACTATTCTATTCAATATAACTATTCTATTCAATATAACTATTCTATCTAATAACACTTATCCATATATAGAACACATAACGTTTCTTATTTCATGATTTCATAAAAAATCTTACTGAGAAAAAATCACATGAAAACCGATTCTATGAAGAATAATGATTACTTTATTCTCTCTCCGAGATACAATAAATCTATCGAGGAAGTATTGTATTTTACCAACAATCTATTTCCCAATGCTGAAATTGTAATTACTATTGGATGGAGATGGGGTGCTGTCTTTGTCGACAATGAATACAAACAAAGATGTTTTGAATTAAAAGAGAACGAGAACTACGTTGATCTATATGATGAATTCGATGCTGAACTTGATTATCTTGATGATGGTTGGTATACTGATATTGAGTTTATCGGAGACTTGTCCGAAGAGCAAAAGCTTGCCATTACTGATCTTTGGCATGAGAATTCTTATGCCGGATTGGAGAATGAACAATGGTTTCAGACGAATGCTGAGCTTTGGATTACTGGTCCATTTGAGATTAATGATACCGATCATGCTTGAAAGAGCTGAAAAAAACGTTGCTTGAGAAACAAATGAATCAGTTTTATTCCATCGATGCCTTGACCAATCCCAATGAGGGAGCTACGATTGTCAAATTCAGTAATGCTTTTGATAAAAACGAGTGTTTGATGGTAGAGACACTTGAGGCATTTTTGGATATCAACAATGCCGGAGTTAATGTTAACAATGATGCCAAGTCGCAGACCAGACGATCGAGAGTTGGTTGGATACCATACGAAAAAAATATTGATTGGTTATTCGAGAAATTAAAGATTTATGCTCGAAAAGCAAACAATGAGATATTTCGATTTAAAATAGATGGAATACATGAACCACTGCAGTACACCATCTATGAAAGTAACAATCAGGGATTCTACAATTGGCACATGGATATTGGTGTCTACAATGAAATGACCGTGACTCGCAAGATGTCCATGTCCATGATCATCAATGATACGTCTGAATACGAGGGCGGTGATCTGGAGATTTGGGGTGCTTCTGGAGTTGTCTCGGCACCGAGAGAACAGGGTACATTGTGTTTCTTTCCATCTTTTTTGTTGCATCGTGTCACGCCAGTTACCAGAGGAACTCGAAAATCATTGGTTGTATGGTTCGGGGGACCAAACTGGGAATAAGTATGATTCTGTGCTTGACATTCATTACAGTGCCATATATAATAATGATATGATAAGAAAGGAACAAAATGCTTAAAAAATCTATCATAACTGCCTTCGTTTTCACCGCGTCTCTGGTATCTACCTCGGCAATTGCCCATGGTCCACATCATTATTCACAGCATCACAATAATTGGATTGGTCCCGCCATTGCGAGTAGTATTGTGACCTATGCTCTGACGCGACCGCACGTCGTAATAGGGCAACCCACCGTGATTCAACAACCCGCCGTGATTCAGCAATCTCATGTATCCATTCAGCAAGGCAATTGTCTAATCAATGTTTACAATCCTTATATGCAACGATATGAAAATGTCGTGGTGACTTGCAATCAACCATTGGTTCAACCCATTATACAATAATATTAATATAAAGTTATATCATGACTAAAATTGAGACACAAACTACATGGAATCCTGAGTCCGACTACAACAGCTGGAGTGATGAGAACAAAGAAATATTTAGACAATGGCTTCGTGAGTTGTTGTCGAAAATGGTGGTGAGCTTGACTTTCGTCAAAAAAGATGGTACAATTAGAAAAATGCAGGCAACAACGCAGGAAGATCTGACTGCCCCCACACTTGGTATAGGCAGAAAGGAAAACGACAGCGTTGTTGCCGTGACCGATGTCGATATTAATGAATGGCGATCTATTAGATTTGATTCAATTAAAGAAATTAAATTTAATTTGGAGTAATCATGGCAAGAGTTGAAAAGGTAGCAAATCCCAAGACCGCCGTTGTCGGTACTGAACCAGACTCAAGCTTGATTGTTGCCGGCACCGAAGGATACACTGTTAAATTCATAAGTGCAATGAATTGGTATTCCATTGATGGTAATAAAGCAGATGCTCGAAAATACCTCAGAGAATATATCAAAAACAATCGTGCTACTGATCTTAAAGATTTCGATAAGATAAAGGATGTCGAGATTCGTACGACATATGGTTGGATTGCTAGAATTTTATCGAGAGGTGCTAAGCTTAGCGATTTTCATGCAGAAAGCTTTAATACCTACATTACAAATATTCTTAAATCTGCAAAAGCTTCTGCAGTACAGAAAACTGTTATAGATTTTAATAAATCTTCAATACAAGACGCTATGAATGAAAAGATTTCTGCATACATTGGCACCTTGGAGAGTGTCTATGATGACTATATCACAACGGGAACTGAGTTTTCTCTTGAATCAGATATGAAAGCAAAAGAAATTCCTCAAGCATACGTTGCAAGAATTGAGGAATGGGCAAAGAAAAAATTACTTGAATGGATTGAAATTGCCGAGAGCAAGGATACTCAATTAAACGAAGCATTTTCACATTATAGTAAAACAAGTAAGAAGAATGTTGCAAAGTTTTTCGCTTCTATGGTTCAAGATTGCGAAAAATATGGTGCATTCAAGAAGGCAAATCGTAAACCTCGCACTGTCAAGCAGAAAACACCTGCTCAGCAAATAAAGAATCTGCGTTTCAAGATCAAGGATGACGACCTTGGTTATTCATCTATTCATCCCACCGAAATTGTAGGCTCTCAGAGTGTTTGGTTGTTCAATACAAAGACCAGAAAGCTAATTAATTATCGTACAGATTCGGCGCAAGGTTTGCAAATAAAGGGATCTTCATTACAAAACTATGATCCTGAGATTTCAGAACAAAAAACCCTAAGAAAACCAGCAGATCAACTCAAGAGTTTGATGTCTGCAGGTAAAGTGCAGCTCAGAAAATTCATGGATACCATTAATTCCAAGAAACAACAAGTAAATGGTCGTGTCAATGGTGAAATCATTATTCTCAAGGCGATAAAATGATAGTTATTGACTACAATCAGACGGCAATTTCCAATTTTATGGCGGAAATTGGTAGTAGAACTGATATTGAGATCAATACTGGGCTTTTGCGTCATATGATTATCAATTCTTTACGTGGTTACAAACAAAAATTTGGAAAAACATATGGCAATTTGGTAATTGCATGTGATTCTCGTAATTATTGGCGCAGAGATGTCTTTCCTTTATACAAGGCCGGTAGAAAAAAGGCAAGAGAGGAGTCAGGTTACGATTGGAAAGCAATATTTGAGACTCTTAGCATGATTCGAGATGAACTTGACCAATTTTTTCCTTATAAAGTAATTAATGTCGATGGAACTGAGGCAGATGATGTCATTGCTATTTTGGCAGAGTGGTCTCAGACAAACGATTTAATGAATACATCACCATTTGCAGACGGTGATCCGAAACCCTTTTTAGTTGTATCCGGCGATCATGATTTTATACAATTGCAAAGGTATAAAAATGTCAAACAATTTTCGCCAATTCAAAAAAAATATGTTAGTGCAAATACAACGGCGGAGAGATATGTACTGGAGCATACTATCAGGGGCGACAAAGGTGACGGAATCCCAAATGTATTGTCCCCAGACGATTGTCTCGTCTCAGGAGAAAGACAAAAACCAATCTCATCTAAAAAACTAGAAGAGTGGTTAACCGATCCAGCCACAATGCCCAATGACAATGTTTTTTTACAAAGATTCAAGCGTAATAAGATGTTAGTTGATTTTACTCAGATTCCAAATAATGTTAGAGAAGCTGTTATAAATACTTTCGTATTAACTCCTGATAAAAACAAAAGTAAACTTCTAAATTATTTCATTGAAAACAAGATGAAAAATATGTTGGAAGTAATTGAGGAATTTTAATGAAAACATCAGTACCCCAAATATTAGAAGAAGTAGAAAAGCAAAAGAATAGAGAAGCCAAAATACGCGTTTTGCGTTCATACGATTCAGTTGTTCTTAAGGGTATACTTAGATTAAATTATGATCCCAGTATGGTGATGGATTTGCCCCCAGGAGAACCTCCTTTTAGGAAGAATATCGATATCCCCGAAGGTTACTCGGAATCTAATCTGTATGTAGAATTTAGACGATTTTATATTTGGTTGGATCCAACAAAAAACATTAATAAAATTAGAAAAGAATCTTTATTCATTCAAATGCTAGAAGGTATGCATTGGAGAGAATCTGAGCTGGTATGCTTGGCTAAAGATAGAAAAATAGATTCTAAATACAAATCTATATCATATGATCTTGTGTATGACGCATTTCCTGGACTCTTACCAACCAAAATAGTAGAAGAAAAAAAATTAAAAAAAGTCAAAGTCCCTTTGAAAGAATAAAGAATTTTTTCTTTAAACCCAAAAGGGACATACCCGCCGAATCTGTACAACAGTGGTCAGTTGATCCTAATATTCCAAAAGATCCAATTTATGATTCCAGAACAGTAAATTATTGGAAATATAGATCATTTGACAGATGAAACTAAATATATTATAATATAATTTTATTGAAGGACTAATTATGTCATTAGTAGGCCCCTGGTTAAATAATATTAGTAGTGGTAAAGCAAAACAAAAGTATGCTTCTGCTGAAGCAAAGAAACGTGATCTTGAACTAAAAGCAGAATGGGAAAAGAAAATGACTGAGATCAACAAGACAAAGAAACATGTCTTGCCTCGAAAGCTTGCCCAATCTTTGTCCAAACTAGGTCCTCCTCCGGGGAGAGAAACTAAGTTTTTGCCTAGTCGTGACTCTGGTTTAGGCATAGCTGCTAAAAAAGATAATCCTGTTTATACTGGTGATAAAGTTCTTGGTGTATCTATTGTACATAAGTCTTGCCTGCAACCAGTTTTTAGTGAAACCGAAGCAAAAGATTTTGCATCGATGAGGAGATAATATTATGGCAGTACCCAGTAGTCCAGCAGATCGTAAGGCGATTCTAGATTGTATGAAAGAAATCAGTGCGTCCATGACAAGAATGGATGCTGAACGAGATTTTATTCGTGAAGCCATTAAGAATATATGCGATGAACAAAATCTAAGTAAAAAGACTTTTCGTAAAATGGCAAAAACATATCATAAACAAAACTTCAACACTGAAGTCGAGGAACATGAAGAGTTTGAAACTTTATATGAAACTATTACCAACACTATCACAATGAGTAAAGTTATATGAACGATAAAGAAATTACATTTGAACATTATGATAGAAAAAAAAATGAGTATATCAAGATGAACATAAAGAGTACTGAAACAAATCTTTATGAAATAAAGGAAAAATTTAATAATTTTTTAAAAGCCTGTGGTTACACTACGATTGCAGCTAGTGCTATTCCTGCACCCAATGTTCAGCCTCATAGTACAAGTATACTGAGTTTATCCTCAAATCAACTTACAACTATTACACCTCTCACCATTCAAAGTATAAGTAGTATGGACGGATTTTTGCCGTATAACCCAGAAATTAATATTAGTATTGATGATTCTAATTTTAGTTTAAGCAATGCTGCTGGACAGCCCACACTGAATTTATCATGAGAACAGTTTATATTTTAGAAGCATTCTGGCGAGATACCATTGGTAGATCCAGAAAACAATACATTGTGGGTGTCTACGAAAATCTTGAGAATTTGGAAAAGGCAAAACAAAAGATATTGGATATTCCTCATCATTACACATCAGTAACTTTTGGTATTAATGCGATAGATCAAATTTGTTATGCTTAAATTTTAAGCATAATTAGTAACACTTCGGTTGACACGAATATCTTTTTATTATATACTAATAAAATAATGGAGAAAGACATGAAAACCGAAAAACGACGCAATCCTGTAGCAAAAGATCTTCGTACTCCGAAGTATCGCCCTCGTGTTGAAGAGAATAAGATCCTCTACAAGCGCAAATTTAAAAATGATCGTCAAGCAAATGTTATTTATTCTTGATAGGTGTTGTGATGAGCGTATTTAAAATTTTAGAGTCTCTTGCCGCAGATAATTCACGTCTGGCAAAGGAAGCAATTCTTCGACAGAATGCTAATAATGAAGTACTTAAAAATGTATTTCGTTTAGCATATGATCCCTTAATAAGTTATTACATTCGCAAAATTCCTAGTTACACGCCCAAAGTTTATATTCCTGTTCCTACTTTAACTTGGGCAATGGTTGAGCTTGAAAAAGAATTCGCCTCTCGTAAAAAGACAGGTAATGCGGCAATTGATCATTTGACATTTATATTGGAGTCTCTTCATGCGGAAGATGCCAGCGTTATTGAAAGAATTATCAAACAAGACCTTCGATGCGGAGTCGGGGAGCCAACCATTAATAAAATCTGGCCAGGACTCATTAAGACGTATCCCGTCATGCTGGCTTCTGGATTCGAACAGAAACTTGTCGACAAAATCGGATTCCCGTCCTATGTCCAACTCAAATTGGATGGTATGCGCTTTAACGCAATCGTCCGCGACGGCAAAGTAGAATTTAGGAGTCGTAATGGTAAGCAATTGGATATCGCTTCAGATTTATTTGGTGAAGCATTTGTTGGGTTGGCAGAGGTGTATGGGCTTGACTGCGTATTTGATGGTGAACTTCTTGTGGTTGATGGAGCTGGCAAACCGCTTGATCGCAAAACAGGCAATGGTATCTTAACCAAAGCAATTAAAGGTACCCAGTCTCAAAAAGAAGGAGATATGGTACGAGCAACACTATGGGATATGATTCCTATTGATGTATTTCTTCAAGGCAAATATACTGTTCCCTATAAGACTCGTTTTTCTAATTTAGTTAAAAATGTAAATAAATTCAAAAGACAAAAATCCACAGCACATTTAATTGATATTGTTTTTACGCAATCTGTCGAAGATCAATATACTGCCAATAAATTGTTTAATAAGTTTTTAGACGAAGGACAGGAAGGTATTATTCTTAAGTCAATGAATGGTATCTGGGAAGACAAACGTAGTAAGGATCAAGTTAAATTTAAAGCGGAACTTGAATGTGATCTGATGATTGTAGGTTGGGAACGAGGTACAGGCAAAAATAAAAATAGACTTGGTGCCTTGATCTGTGAATCTGCAGATGGTGCTATTCGAGTGAATGTGGGTTCGGGTTATTCCGATGAACAACGAAATATGTTTACAGTTGATTATACAGTAGGAAAAATTGCAACAGTTAAATATAATGCAAGAATTCAAGATAAGGGCGGTAATGTAGAAAGTTTATTCCTGCCGACGTTTATTGAATTACGAGAAGATAAAAATATTGCAGATAATAGTGAACAGATTAAATGATAAACGAACAAATTTCTAAAACAAAAAATATAGGTAATTCATTAACGCAATTCTTTCACATTACTGCATTATTTGTTATTGGTGCTGTTACTGTTTGGTCGGCATTTTATGCTGTTGTAGTAATGTTTTACCAAGATTATGCGACCATACAAGATATTCTTTTGTTATTCATTTATCTTGAAATAGGTGCCATGGTGGGCATTTATTTTAAGACAAATCACATGCCCGTTAGATTTTTAATTTACATTGGCATCACTGCTTTAACTCGGCATCTAATTGATTTGGTTGCAGATGGAAAAGAACACATGACGGAAATACTAGTGCTTGGTATTACGGTTTTAATTTTATCTTTTAGTGTTGTTCTTATTAGATATGCTAGCACAAAATTTCCCTCCGATAACAAAGAAGATTAATTCTTCTAAACTATAAATAATCGAGAGCAAGGACTCTCGATGACAGCGCAAATTTTACAATTTCCATGTAAACAACTACAAACAGGTTATAAAATTCCGCTTTATACGGATGATGAAATATTCATTACTATAATGGCGATAAATACCTTTTCAAATCTAAAAGAAAAGATAACAACTAGAAATTTATCTAAGTATGATCCTGTAATTATCATTAGATGCTTAACAGAAGCCAAAGAATCGGTTTTGTTTTCTAAAGAAACTAAACTTGTGATCAATACTATTCTTAAATCAATAGAAAAAGTAGAAATAAGATTATGAATATTTTTTATTTTTCCCCGGATCCTCAGTTGTGCGCAAAACTGCACAATGATAAACATGTAGTCAAGATGATTTTAGAATATGGACAACTTATGTCCACTGCCCATAGAGTGTTAGATGGTCAAGAATATTATGGAAAGACCATTAACAATAGAAATATTAAACGATGGTTATTGCCGGATGAACGAGAAAATATAATGTGGAAAGCTAGTCACATTAAGCATCCTTCGGGTATTTGGACCAGATCTTCCGACAATAATTATAAATGGTTGTATAGTCTTTGGTTTAATTTATTACAAGAATATACTTTTAGATACAAAAAGCGTCATTCTGCAGAAAGAATGATGCCCTATTTCTGGGTATGTCCTATTAATATTCCAAAAGGAGATTTTACTGAACCTACTCCTGCTATGCCAGAACAATACAAAGTTCCTGGAGATAGTGTCAGATCATATATAAATTATTACAACGGTGCCAAGCAGCATTTGGCTTCATGGAAATTGAGAGAAACTCCTGATTGGTTTAAATATGCCCAGTTATAGTTTTAAATGTAATGATTGCGAAGAAATTTTTAATGTACACTGTTCGATCGCCCAACGAACAGAGCAAGAGTGTACGAAATGTAAATCTAAAAATTACGAAGCACATCATCGAGGCGGCAACGCTTTAATAGACCCGGTTCGTCTTGGGGTCAGAACAATAGATGGTGGGTTTAGAGAAGTCTTGTCTAAGATTGCTGAAAATAATTACAGAAGCAACTTGGCAGACAAATTATCAAGACGATGACTGCAATCCTAACAATCATCTCCTGGGAGGGTAATAACTAACTGTTATTGCCCTCACTTACTTTTTACGAGGGCTTCATGGCAAAACATAAAAATAATTTACAGCTACACGATCATCAACCGCAATTTACAATTCACAACAATAAATTGAAAATTAGATTAGATGATCTTAATGTAGTTGAGCCATTGACAGAAAATCAAAGGAGAGTATTTGAATTATACGAAAACGCTAAAATCATGCTGTTACATGGTGTGGCTGGTACAGGGAAAACTTTCATCGCTTTATATCACGCACTAGAGGAGGTTTTAGATAAACAAAACACTTTTGAAAAAGTTGTAATAGTTAGATCAGCTGTCCCAAGCAGAGATATAGGTCATTTGCCTGGGGATGAAAAAGAAAAAACAGAAGTGTATACTGAACCATATGTAGATATTTGTAGAACATTATTTAATCGTCAAGATGCGTATCAAAGATTAATAGAACAAGGACATATACAATTTTTAATTACCTCTTTTGTGCGAGGTATTACTTTAGATGATTCCATTATCATTGTCGATGAATGCCAAAACATGACAGATATGGAACTCAATTCCATTATTACCAGAGTAGGAGATCGATCTAAAATTATTTTTTGTGGAGATTTTAGACAAACAGATTTATACAAGAAAACTGATTTATCCGGATTGAAAAAATTCATGGTGATTGCCGATATGATGCCCTCATTTAAAACTATAGAATTTGGAGTAGAAGATATAGTTAGATCACCATTAGTTAAAGAATATATTCTAGCTAGATTAGAATATGAATCTAGATACGGGGGAAATTAGATATAAATAAAGAGTCGGGAAACCGACTCTTTACTCGAGGGAATAATGTTATTAGTTACCGACAAAGCATTTAATCAAATTAAACAAGTCCAGATAGAAGAAAATGATTACTCTCCTTTGCGAGTATTCGTACAGGGCGGAGGATGCTCAGGGTTTTCTTATGGATTTACATTTGACGAAAACCAAGCAGATGATGATTTTGTTATGGAAAGAAATGGTATCAAAGTGCTAGTAGATGCTGCTTCCATGACATATTTAACTGGTGCAGAAATAGACTTTAAAAAAGATTTAACTTCGTCTCAATTCGTTATTAAAAATCCCAATGCAACCAATACTTGTGGTTGCGGTTCCTCTTTTTCGGCATAACATGGCTTACTCAGAAAAAGTTTTAGATCACTACGAAAATCCTCGTAATGTTGGTTCCTTCGCCAAGGAAGTAAAAAGAGTAGGTACAGGCATGGTTGGCGCACCTGCCTGCGGTGATGTTATGAAACTACAAATACAGGTGAATGACGATGGTATCATTACGGATGCTAAATTTAAAACATATGGATGTGGTTCAGCGATTGCGTCTAGTTCGCTCATTACGGAATGGGTCAAAGGTAAAACTCTCGAGCAAGCCGGCACTATTCGCA